ATCAGCAATGGCTTAGCATCAGCAAATATGCTCAAAGTTGCTGGTCTTGCAGCATGGATTCCTTCAGTTGCTCCAGGTGGATCGGATAACTTCTTTGGAGTTAACCGCTCTATCTCACCAACTAAGCTAGCTGGTCTGCGCATTGTTAGCAATGAAAGCATTCAAGACGCGCTTATTGATGCAGTTAACCAACTTGCAGCAAATAGCTCTGAAGCTGGTGATCCAGACTTCATCTTCATTAACCCAGTGAGTTACCAAACTCTTGTTAAGCAACTTGTTAGCCAAGGCGTTTATCAAATGGTTAAAGCCAAGATCAATGAAGAAGTTTCGATTAGCTTTAAGGCACTCGTATTGCCTACAGCTAACGGTGAGATTGCAATCTTGCAGGATCGCAACTGCCCTAGCCAAACTGCCTATGTGTTGACTCTTAAGACTTGGAAGCTGAGAACTTTGGGTAAATGCCCACAATTTCTTACCTACCCTGGTTTTTATGATCAATTGGGCATCCCTCTGGTAAATGCGGACGCGATACAATTGCAAATTGGATTTTATGGCAACGTCACGTGTAATTCTCCAGGTGCTAATGCAGTTGTTCCTTTGCCTCAGTAATAATAAAATAAGCTCTTAATGTGACTAAGGCCTGGTGTTAATAACATCGGGCCTTTTGCTTTTGGTCGGTTAGCCGTATGTAAGGACTCTTAACTCCTTCATCCTAAGACTAGAAGCTGCGACGCTCTTGGATGACTTTAATCGCAGCAGAGGAGTCTTAAACATGGCACAACTTGGATATAATGGCGGTCGGTTCTATTCTTTTTTAAACAAACCCGTACTGATTAGCTGTAACTTTGTAGTAGATAGTACTAATGGAAATGGTCTTGGCATCAGAAATCTTAAAGGTTCTGGCGTTCGTAACGTGTTCATGCATACATCTGCTACTCCTGGTCTAGGTAATGGCGGATATTTAAATCCAAATCCTGCGGCTGGTTATGCCGTTATTCAACTTCGTAACAACTATAACCGCTATGCAGGCGGATTCTCAGGATTCTCTAGCCCACTCTCAGGCTCAAACGTTGCAATCAATGGTTCGGCATTAACTGTAGGACAGCCTTATGTGATTGTCTCTGTTGGTGCAGGAACTGCTGGCACTGTAACCATTGCACCTGTTGCTGATGTCGCTGGATCTTTGGCATCTACTTGGTTTAGAATGTATGATGCTTATGGCAACACTTATGTTATCTGGTTCTCTGTTAGCGGCGTCGGCGCTGCTCCTCAGGGAGTTTCTGGAACTCTTGTTCAGCAATCAATAGCTGCTAATAGTTCTGCCGCTACGATTGGTGCAGCTCTTGTTATTACTTTAGAGAATTTACTTGCTGCTCAGCTTGGAAACATTCAAGCTCCTGTCGGAGTATTTTCATACACTGCTAGTGGAACAACTACCGTAACTGTTGTTTCTACTCAGGCAGCTCCTTTGCCTGGTGCTCCTATGGATGGCCTAATTCCTACAGGATTTACTTTTGGGCTTGTTGATTACAAATCAAATAATCAAAACTGGTTAGATGTTGGCTTGCCTGCTGGTGTGCTTCCTTCCGTTGGTGCGGCTTTCGTTGCCAAAGCAACTGGAGATAGTTCTGGCGGTGGATCAAGTGGTCTTGTGCAAACTCCTTCAGTTTCTGGAATTAGTTCCATTGAGGTTGTCGGAGATCCAAATCAAAGTCTTGGGCCTCAACCTGTTGGCGGATCTGGAAATTATGGCGGCTTACTGATTGTTCAATTCTTAGCATCTGGAGCGGCTACTGCGCCTGCTGCTGGATCAGTTGTTGGACTTTCTTTCTATGTTGAGGCCGGTTCTATTTCAATTGCTGGCGAATAATAGCTCTTTGGAGGCAATAGATGAGTGCTCCTTACGCTCCACAGAACGTGGTTTTACAGACCGGAAATGGTCAAAACTTTCTTTTGTGGAACGCCTCTATTGGGGCAACTTCATATTTAATCCAAAGATCAACTGACGGGATTAACTTCTCGGCACTTGGTACGGCAACAACAAATAACTATCTGGATGCTGCAGTCACTGTGGGCATCCAGTATTACTATCAAGTCTCATCAGTTAACGGATCAAATGCCAGCGCATATTCTGCATCATATCCACTCTCGATTGTTCCATGCCTTCCTGGACAGGTTAACCTTGCCTATTTGAGATATCAGGCTCAACTAAGAGCAGATAAATTAAATAGTGATTATCTCACAACAGATGAGTGGAATATTAATATCAACCAGTCCATGTATGAGCTTGGAGATATTTTAACTACTAAGTTTGGTGATGATTACTTCATGGCACCGCCTCTGCTGATTCCTTTAACGGGTTTACAGTATTATCCACTTCCTGATGGATCAAACTATCCAGTCAACGGAGTTAATTCTCCTGCTATGTTTAAGCTATCTGGTATTGATGCAAGTATCTCAGGACAACAAGCAGGCCCTAATGCTGGGTGGATTCCTGTATCTCGTTTTAACTGGAGTGATAGAGATAAATACACAACATATCCTGGACAAGCAGGCAATCTCAACAACGTCTGTCAGCTTAGCTATCGTCAGATGGGGCAGAATCTTTTTATTATTCCACAAAATCAAAATCAAGTTATTCAGCTTTGGTATGTGCCAATCATGAAGCAACTGCTTCAAGAAACTGACATGCTTGTTTTTGGATTCACTGGCTGGTGGGAATATATTGTTAATGATGTAGCTATGAAGGCTATGATTAAAGAAGAATCTCTAGAAAAATGGAATGCTCTTAATCAGGCCAATGGCGTAATTAGAGAGAGAATTGAAACTACTGCTGCTAACCGAGATGTTGGGCAGCCTAATTCAGTTTCAAACGTGCGTGCTACGATGGGAGATCCCGGCTTTAGTGATTGGGGTAATGGGGGTTTTGGTGGCATGGGCGGCAGTGGGAGTGGATACTAATGGCTTCTCCTCTTTCACCAAAGCTTGACTGGCCTTTAGCAAATCCAATATGGGCACAAGCTCTTAATCCAATTGTATCTAATGCCATGCTTTCTGGACTGCCTTCTCTGAACGTTCTTCTTATAAATGGAGTGACGGTGATTAATCACAAGCTAGGGCGTCTTATGCAAGGATGGTTTTTAACTGACATTGACGGAGCTGCTTTAATTTATAGATCAGCTGATTTTAATAAAAAGACATTAACTTTAACGAGTAATGCACAAGTAAAGGTAAATTTATGGCTGTTTTAACTCCTAATATGGGGCTTTTACAGCCCACAATCGCAGTAGATACCGGATTAACATGGGAACAAGATGTAAACGCCAATTCCATGGTATTAGATGGCCATAATCATTCTCCTGGCAATGGTGTTCAAATTCCTCCATCAGGATTAAATATTAATGGACCGCTTACATTTCAAAACCAGCAGGCGATAGCTCTACAGGCAGCTGTTTTTACTGAGCAAGCATCACTTTCAACCATTAATGCTCTCTTTGTTGGAACGGACGGGAATCTGTATTTCAATGACGGAGCCTCTGATCCATCCATTCAGATCACTTCTGGAGGACGGGTTAATGCGACCTCTAGCGGAATTTCAAGCGGAACAGCTACTGCTTCTTTTGTGTCTTCTGTTTTAGTTGTTAATGCTGCTACCAATACACCAGCCAATATACAGGCAGGCAGTATTTTAATTGGAAACAATATTTCTGCTAGTAATTTTGTGACCTTATCTGCCGTTGATCCGCTTCCTTCAAATTATTCCTTAGTGCTACCAGAAATTCCAGCAGCAACTAGTTTTTTGACTCTAGATACCTCTGGAAACATTACTGCTGGAACATATCCGGTCATGAATGGAATTGCTTTTGCGCAGCTAGCGGCTGCAGTTCAGCAGGCTTTATCTCCCAGTGGTTCTATTACTGCTTTTGGAGGAACTACTGCACCGTCTGGATGGCTAATTTGTAATGGTGCAGCGGTTAGTAGAACTACCTTTTCAAATCTATTCACAGCGATTGGAACTAATTATGGATCTGGAGACGGTTCTACCACATTCAACATTCCAGATCTTCAAGGCCAGTTTCTAAGGGGTGTTTCTAACGCTTCTGGCAGAGATCCAGATGCCACGTCTCGCACTGCAATGAATACTGGTGGCAATGCAGGAAATAATGTGGGCTCAGTGCAGTCATATCAGATTCAATCACATTCTCATACTTATCAATCTGGAGGAACATTAAACGTAAATGGAACCTTTGCAGCTCAGTCTACCACCAACTCTCAAGCAAACTCTGGAAATCCTACCGGTGGAAATGAAACAAGACCAATCAACGCATATGTGAATTTTATTATTAAAACATGAAACAAACTATTCCTATTAATTTTTCTCAAGGACTTAATACCAAGCAAGACCCTTGGCAGGTGCCCGTCGGACAATTTGAGAATTTACAAAATTCCATTTTCCAAAAAGGCGGTCTTTTACAGAAAAGATATGGCTACCCTCTTTTAACTTCCAATAATCCTGTAAGCTCTTATCTAACAACTCTTAACAATAATCTCATTTCAATTGGAACAACTATAAATGCGTACTCATCTAGTTTAAATGAATTTATTACTAAGGGAAATCTAGAGCCATGCTCACTTTCAGTACTTCCACTTATTAGAAATAACTTAAATCAATCTCAATGTGACTCTGTGGTTGTGAATAACCTCGTATTTACAACCTATACTCAGACATATACAACAACATCGCAAGTTGTAAATGAATACTTGTTTGTGCTTGCCGATGCCACAACAGGACAAAACATTATTGAGCCAAGTGCAATTCCTGTTTTATCTGGCGGAGTAATTAGCGGGTCTTCTAGAGTATTTGTTGTTGGCAACTATTTTATTATTGTTAGTCCGGTAACAGTGTCTGGAAGTACTTTTCTTCAATATTGCTCGATTCCAATAAACAATCCAGTAAATATTACAACAAATATTGCTAATATTTCTAGCGCTCAAAACGTTCACTCTGAAATATATGTTCCATTGTCTTCGAATCCTGGATGGGACGGTGTTGTTTCTGGAAATACTATTTCTGGATTCACACTAGTGATCGCATATAACACAACTTCTGGCGGTCAAGGCGTACACGTAACATCATTGAACC